ACGGGTAGGCTCAAAATAGACAATATCCTCAGTTGTCGTAAAGACACGGATAAGTTGTGGCAGTGCACCATCGATAGCCTCTGCTACCTCGCCGGTGACGATCTGGCTACGGCCTTCTACCTCATTGCCGTAAGGATTCCGTAAGTAATAGTCCAGAGCCTTGCGACGCAGCTCAGTGGTCTCTGTCTCAATGTAGCCGATTGCATTGTCGATCTCGTTGTCGAGAATGCCTTTAACCTGACCTTCATCCATCTTCATAGCAAATCCTTAACGGAAATTTTGCCTATTATACAATCCAATTTGTCTTAATTGGCAATGTTGTAGACCACGAACTGTCGTTCTCGTCAAGCCCTATTGCAAGGTATCTAAACGCATCTGCGTAGTGGCTAGACCAGTCGTGCAAAGGTTTCTCGTAGAAAACATTACGCTTCTCGTCATGCTCTCGGCGGTAGTTCCTCAGCGCATTAAGCCCATTCTTTGTATTAGGGTGGAACCAGCACCGGGGGAGAAGTCTTCTAACCGCCTGTATGCCATCAGGAACAGACAGACGCGGACAAACCGTAATCGATAGCCCAGCTTCCTCAAGCACTTCCTTACGCGATTTACCTGTTCCAAGTTCCCGTACTTGTACGTCATGCGGAAGGATCTGGTTAAACTGTTCATACTTGTTATCCCGTAGCCAGTTAACGTACCAGTCTAGTCCGACCCCGTGGTTTTCGATGCAGTCAAGTAATCTAATTTCTTTTCCAGCCAGTTGAGCAATCCAGATAGTAGTGCTATCGCCCATTCCAAGATCCCAAGCAGCAAAAGAGCGGCAAAGGTCATCACGAGGAAAATCGCTAATACGACCAAGTTTTTCAAGATCGTTAATAAGTCGGCCATAGTAACTACCCTCCACTGCTGCGTTAAACGAGCACTCGAACTCTTGGTTGTACTTGTCCTCGCCCATCTCAAGCTGGGCGGCTTTAAGCTCAGACTGAGGCAATACACCCGTCTCACTAGCCTTGAACTCTAGGTAAGCCCAGCCCTCGGTTTCCTTGGCCCTGTCAGCTAGTTCCCTAAAGTGGTTGTTACCTTTAGGAGTACCAATGAACAAAGCCCAGCCTAGCCGGTCAGCTAAAGCAGGACGGATAATCTCGTTCCATATCTTTGGGTTTTGGTCTCCAACCTCGTCCAAAACAACGCCGTCGAAGTATTGCCCTCGGAGACTATCGGCATTATCTGAGCCGTAAAGGGATATGCGCCTACCCCAGAAGTCCACCCGAAGTTCGGCAATGTTGGCTACTGCGCCTAGTGGCCTTGTGTACTCTAAAAGGTAATCCCAAGCAACACGCTTGGCTTGGCTGTATGTCGGTGCGATATACGCAAACCGTGGATTAGGTTTGTTGCACTGGATTGAGTCTTTGATTAGTTGGTTAATTGCTGCGACAGTTTTTCCTGCGCGACGATGCATAACAGCAACAACAAATCGATTAGCATCTATCGCATCATGCAGCGAGTATTGGTGCGGTCTAGGTTCGTAACTTATTACGATCTCAGTCATTAATGCTGGCCCGTAGGCTTACGATACCCGCAGTTAATGCACTGGTTTCCAATCATAAATGCACTGCACATAGGGCAGTTACTCATAGTCCGGTATTTCATTTCTTGCCTCCCCAGCGTACGATCATCTCTTGAGCCTCACCATCCTTGCCAGTTACCTCTGTCCTAGCCAGCTTTGGTATATGGTACTCGCTCATCTTTAGCATAATGTCTAGCGCCTTGTGAGGATCTGCCTTGATCCCAAGCACCTCGTCACCCTCGGCTACTCTCTGAAGCCAACGCTCCATATAAGGCACATTGCGCTCAAGTAACTGAGCAATAGCGTTCCTAACAGTAACTGTTGACTTGTTAGGCACTCCTTTAGGTCTACCCGGCCCCGCTAGACCATCTCCGATTCTGGGAGTTTCTTTTACGTCATTTGTTTCCATTTTTACATCATCCTACGGCTGTCATGTTTACCACTAGCCTTATCAAACATATACTCAAACTGAGCTGCAACAAATACGGCATCATCGTCTGATAGGTCATCCAGCAATATATCCCTGCCTGATGATGTTTTCACAAAATCAATGCCTTTAGGCAAATGATTGTTTCTGAACCACGTAATAAATGCTCTAGCTTCTGTTTGTGTCATTGCATTATCCTTTGGATGTCATGCTTACTTACCAAGTAGCCCCTCAACTGGTTGATTGTTACGCTCAAGCATCTTTACAATAGATGGGTCGAATACTACAAAATTCCTTGTCCCTTCTCCTGCTCCACGACTACTTTGATCTAAATACTTTATGCCTTGTATACCAATACTATTTAAATCGCGAGATCCTGCTGCTTGATTTTTACCACTTATTAAATTGTAAATTGTTTGACCAGTTGTTGAATCTTTTTCTAATGGACTAAGCGCATCTCTTAAAGAAGGATAAAAATCTCCATATTCATCAACAAAATTTTGCAATGCTTTTTTTACACTATCTGCTTGTTTGCTTAGTGGCTTATCCCAATCAAGGAATGTTTCAACCGCTTCGTCTGGTATATCTACCTTATAAAACGATCCGGGGAACTTTGTCTTTGGAGCAATGTCTGTCTCAAGCCACTTAATAACCGAAGGATCAGCACCTATGTCTTTTGCATAACTGATAACTTCTGCTGGAGGTGTATCAAGCATCATTTTCTCAAGCATCTCTGCCTTTTGATACTCTACACCAGCCTTATCTACTGGCAACCTGTTAGCTTTGTTGTAGATTTGCTCATATACCTGCTCAATAGGCTTTCCGTTAATCGTAGTTATTTCTCCAGCCTTTTGACCCAGAGCCATCTGATAACCACGAGCAACCCCGGGAGCCTCTGCAAAGTAAATTCCATGCCCATAAGCCTGAGCACCTTCGCCAGTTCCTACTTTAGAAATATCAAACTTATCAAATGTGTAAGGACTGCCGTGGTAAGCATCTAAAGGAAGAATTAACCCTGTTCTTGCGGCATAAGTATCAAGTGCTTCACCAACTTTAGGCGCAGCATATTTAGCCGCAGATACTGTTCCTTTAGCCGCAGCCTTACCCGCGCCAAGTCCAACAGCGCCAAGACCAGCAATATCCAGCACATCCATTGGGTTCGGAGCCTTACCCATACCCACATCGGTATAAGCCTGTTGCGCTCCAGTAATGCCAAGCACGTCAGCAGGTTTAATAGCCTTCAGAATCTGGTCAACGTTAAATTTCTGCGTCTGAAACCCAGCAGGGATTACCTCACCAGTCGGGGCTTGCTTAGGTGCAAAATTTACACCTGTCGGAATAGTGACTTGAGTCTGGCCTGTATAGCCGGGGAATAACTTGGCAAGATCAGAGGCAGTGCCAGCTTGATTAACGAACTGCCCAGCAGCACTAGCGCCACCTGCCATGCGCTGAAATATGTTTTGAGGAATTGGCGTTATTGTTCCTGATGTACCCTGCTGGAGACTTTGAATAGATGGCGCTACAGGCTGCATACCCATACGCTGATTAAACAGAATACGGTCTATCTCAGCTTGCGTCAGTTTTCTAGGTGCTTCAGCCATATATCGCCTCGTACATATCCGGCCTGTTAGCCTTTATCCACTCTCGTGGCTCCTCATGGCATTTCTTGTAGTCAGTCCCTACTGTCTGGCTCCCTGCATGATGCACATAAGCCCGACTGACGAAATGCTCATATCCCGCTTCTTGCAGGTCATGACATATTATATTATCGGAATACCAATTCGTGCTCGGGAATTTAGCGACGCTCCAAGCCTCTTTCGTTATGGTGGCAAAAATAGGCGCTATTACACCAGTCGGCTTAATCATTGCCTCACTAGCCCATCGCAGTCCTTCTTGCTTGTCATCGTAAACTGGGAATCTAATGTTCTGGTCATGCAATACATAGTCAGACCTAGCCCCTAAAAAACCAATTTTGATACCGTTTTTACTCAAAATATCACTATCTTGCTTCAATAGTGCAAGTGTATTTGCATTAATCACCACATCGTCGTTAGCTACGATCAGTGAATCGTGTCCTCGGCTGAAGGCATAATCAATACCCGCATTATATGCGTCTCCAAAATTGGTAGCAGTATTTGGCCTGAAGATAACATTAAGCTCCGGCATTCTTGAGCGGATGTTTCCCCACAATCCAAGGTTATTCGAGCATAGATAAATTGGTAGCTCTGGCGCATATACTTTGATGCTCTCCAGTAATATCGTTATGCCGGGATTACCGATAGTGCAGATAACTATGGCTTGCATATGCCCCAGAAATATAGGTCAGCAGGGTTTGCATTAGTGGAAAAACCGTAACTTTCAAACTTAGATAAGTCGCAGTTATCCCTAATATCCTGCTCTGTTAAGTTACGGTAATAATCCCCGCAGAATGGGGCATCTGATGGACTTGTACGTCTAGTCCCGTGTTCTGGTCTACCTGTAGTAGCACAGCTAAAGAATACGAACTTACGAGCCATCCTGACCATATTGTCAAAGGTCTTAGCCCACTCAGGGTTATGCTCGAAACATTCGCAAGATGCAACAACGTCAAAGCTGTTATCAGGGAAGTCTAGTTCCTCTCCCTTTGCTACTAGGTCAACTCCTTTACCCTCACCAAGATCAACGCCAACATATTGCGCTGCATCAAAGAACTGACGTATTGATCCGTTAATGTCCAGACTGCCTATCTCTAGGACTTTTTGACCTGCGAAGAATATAGGGAACTTTTGCGTTAACCCACGCACAAAGTCTAGTTGGCTCTGATGGCTCACTTTTTCTTGTTTCTAGCGGAAATGGCTGCGGCTTTCTTCTTTGCATCAGCCTTGCTGGAAGCTCCCCATGCTCGTAGAGACAATAACAAACGAGTAGGCTCACCATCTTTATACTCCGGCCCCGGCATGTTGCCCATACGGGCTAAAAAGCTCGCTCTACGGGGATTATCACCCGCTTTGACTGGAGCCTTAAGGTTTGATCCGGGATTCTCAGCCTCATAGGACTTACGGCCTTTTTCATTAAGACCTCCCTTGGGATTCTTCCCAGACTTCTTAGTCCATGCTGCGGCCATTTTTACCCCTCTTAGCCTTGCCAATTGGAATCTTAATCTCGATCTCTACCTCGTTAACGCCATTCTTTTTCTTCTCTTTTTCGTCCTCAAGATATTGTTTTAGCAACTCTTTATCAGACATCTTTTTGCCGTTCTTCATCATTTCTTTTTCCCCTTAGCGGTCTTGGCTGCTTGCTTAAAGTCAGCTTTAGTAGGAGCGCCCTTAGTTCCCGGCTTCTTCATCTTCTCGCCAGAACCCTCGGCTATACGCTTACGCTTGGCATGGATTGCAGCATAAAGACCGGGCTTCATTTCTTGCCCTTCTTCTTAGCTACGCCAGCCTCACTCAAGGCAATAGCGACTGCTTGTTTCTGGGACTTGACCACCGGGCCACCTTTGCCAGAATGCAGCTTGCCCTTACCAAATTCAGTCATGACCTTGGAAATCTTCTTCTCGGCCTTCGTTTTCTTCATTTAGCAACTCCTGTGTTTGCTCAAGCAGTTCTCGCTCGGTAACCTCGTACCGGCGCTCAAAGGCTTTCCTACCTAGGCCATGATAGCCAATGTTCCCGCGATGGTGAGGCGGGCATAAACCGATAGTTTGATAATGCGAACTCCTCACACCCATCCCCAAGCCTATACCTCTAACATGGTGAATTTCGCAGGGAGTCCCCATATATCCTAGCCTACGACAGATTATACAACCCAAATCAGCTATTTTTGACAGGTATTTCTTCTCGTCTTTTGTCACTGCGCTTTCTCCAAAGTGACTTTCTAGGCTCGTTGATCATACATTCTTTTCCCGTAGCTTGGCCTGAATTGCTATCCAGCAGTCCTCTAGATCCTCTAGCCCATCGGTAACGTCAATGAACTCTTGCTTCGTTAAGTCTTTCCATTCGCGCTCACGATAGCGAACCAATGGCTTTATAGGATAACCGTTTGACCCATCGCCTACCGTGTTCATGTGTTCTTCTCCTTCAGCTTGGATTCGATGGCTCTAGCCCATGCGTTGGGCATCTTGTACTCACCGTCTACAATATCTCTTGCCTGTTTTATTTCCTCATCCGTCAGCCTCTGCCATTCGCGCTGTGGTGGGGCAAAGTCACGTTGTGCAAGTCGAACGCGAATATCGTCAGCAACATCGGCAGCTATTTGATATTGTTCCCAAAGACTATACTCATCGCAGCAATCCTCAGATAATTTATCCAAAATATTATCCAACGCATCCAGCACCTGCTGCGCTTCCTCGCGGGTTAGTGTAATGGTCATGTTTGCCCCCATTGATATAGCCACCCCTCCCGCGTGCTTTGTACCAGCACTGCTTTGCCTTCTTTGAAAGCACGAAGAAACTGTTTGCGCTTGGCTTCATGCGTCCACTTGTAACGATGGACAAAGTATTTGCGCCCATCAATCGGTTTTAGCTTCATTATTGTTCCCCTGTAGTTTGCTCGCGTGTTAGTGTGATGGTCATTTTTTAATCACCTCGCATTTAAAATCGTTGCTGCCAACATAGAACCCGCCCTGACGCTGGCACTCGGTTGCTATTGTTCCGTGTGCAAATGCCCACCCAAAAATTCCACCAACAAGCACAAGAAACCCAGCAGCTAAGAAGTTATCAATCATTGTTGTTCTCCTGTAGCTTTGGCAATGGTGGCATCAACTTTTACCCACAAATCAAGGTCGTACTCATCAATAGGCGTTTCGTAGACCTCTTTTAATGCCTCCAACAACTCAGCATTCACCTCATGCAAGCGGCGTAATTCGGCAGCTGCATCATGGTCTAAGTAATGCCCCTGATCT